CTCATTATTAACATTTTCACTGATCCAAGAATCGGTTAAATCCATTATTGCTTCTATCTCACTATGGCCATTACAGTATTCAACGAAGTTGTGAAAATCACGTATTATACTATCATTAGGCCAACCGTCAGTAAGAAGCACAGGTAAGATCTGGTAAGCGTAATACTCACGATGTAGTGGGTCTACTTTCACATTATTCATCTTAGCTATAAAGGCTTTAGACATATTTACAGTATAGGCCCTTCTATCCCCACAGACGCCATTATAAACGCTCCAAGGTCTTGTTTTCTCACTGACGAGTTTAAACAAGTCGTCAGAACCATGAAATTGAACAAACTCTTTCAAAAACTCATCACTCGTTTTCCCTGGAGGAACCTTCTGCTCAGAAGTTTTTGAAGTTTCATCAATGTCTCGATCAGCAACCCAGACTCTTTTCCCAGCAATTTCACGTAAACCTTGAACAACACTAGTTTCACATGAGCAAAACTCTATTGTGGTGCTACATTTAGGACAAAGAACGATTTCACGTCCAGTTGTGCGTTGTATGAAATTATCTTGTTCGGCACAATGAGCATCGCTCACTCCTTTCCACCACTCAAGAAACTCTTTCATGTTTGGTATAGTCAAGAAATGCTCATATTTCCCTGTCATATTGGTTCCCCTAACAACCCTTGATATTTTGAAATACCAAAGATCATCGAAACCATTTACTTTAGGCACTTTAGCAGAATCCAAAGACACTCCATCTTCTTTACAGAACTCTGGTCTAACCACTGGCTCTACACGATGTGGTAAACGGCGCATGACAGCGTATGACGCTGAAAAGTAAAGCGGTATGTTGAGATCATGGACGTTAGAAGAAACCATTGTTAAATCATTCAACATAGGAGTCATGCCCTTCTCTTCAACAGCTGCTTGGGGTGGGTTCCACGGAATGACATTTTGAACTCGAATAATCATGCTAGTGGTCTTGTCTACACCTTGTATTTTGGCAGGATTTTGCATAGCTGCATCATCTATAATGATAGTGTGCATGTAGGATTTAAAATTGGTCAAGTACTCAGACTCAGAAACTATAGAAAGACAAAATCCTTTATCTGGGTTGCGACCTCTGATGAGAGCGTCATATTTAAAAATAATGTCCATGACAGAAGATTTACCAATGTTAGACTCACCAAAAATGATAACTCCAAGTGGCATTCTCCTAATGGCCAAGGAAGCTGTGACGCTCAAAAATCGCATCTCTATTGCAGTAAGTTCATTCAACATACTGTGAAAAAATCTACCTTCAGGTGATGCTATCTTCATATATTTAACTAGACTCTTACCTTCGGCAATACCAGTACTCAAATCACTTAAATAAGT